ATCCCCAAGACACCCAAAGAGATTGCGAAGTACTTCGCGAACCTCCATTTGTTTTGGAAGTACGTGGTCAAGACAAGCCTCATGGATTTCCATGAAGTTTGTCGCCTCATGTCTTTTCTGGCTGGCAACTGGGGAAACTTGCTCAAACGGATCAAGACTCTTGATCTGATTGGGCGAGGTGATGCCGTGGAGACCCACACCGTCCGGAAATACATTCCGGTTCGGATAACACACAACGTTAAAGTGTGTTATGGATCCGATACCTCCTCACCAGAGGAAATATCGGCTCTTATGTCTCTCCTTGGTGCCACTCCCAAGTTAGGTGACCTATGGGACATGGTACCCTATAGCTTTGTGCTTGACTGGTTGATTCCCATCGGCGATGCGATCTATAACTTGGAACGGATGAACGCAGCTCAACAGCTGCCATTCAAGTACATGTTATGGACCACAAAGACCGAAGGAACCATTAACCGAGATTTTGGGTTAAGCGGACATCGCTTTACCATGAGTCTTCGGGTAGTCAAGTACGAGCGTAGGGTCATCACGAAGTTCCCTCCCGATGTGTGGTTAGGCATTCGCTTCCACGATCCGCGGAAGCAACTGGTGACCGGCGGAGCACTCATTATCCAAACTCTCAAGTAACTGCCTCTTGAGAGTGGTGCTCTGCCCTCCAGATATGGGGACTATACCCCAAACCTGCCTCATTAGAGGCCTCCGTTTAAATACGGAGAAAGGAGCGAGACTCTATGTCTCTCTCAGTCAGCACAGGTGCGAACGCCAGCTTTGCTATCTTTTCAGCTGCCGTCCCCACCCATGCTCCCGAACCCGGCTGTTACCAGTTCATGAAAGATGAACCTGGTGAAGCCGTGCTGGTGAACATCGCGAATTCTCTGGATCAGCCGAACTCGATCCGGATCGCGAGCACTCCTATCAGCGACATCTTCAAGAACGCTCCAGCCGACCCCGTCGACGGTCAGTCGACGAAGGGCCAGAGCATTCTCTTCCAGACCAACGAGGTCTGGAAAGTCACTGATAGCGTGTCCGGTGCGGTGTACTACCTTCCGCTCTCCGGTCACGTCGTGCTGAAGGTTCCTAGGGATGCTGCCATCACTGGCAGTCTCCTATCGGCCTTCGTGTCCCGCCTGCTGGGGTCTGTCCAGAGAGTCGAGAACTATGACAGTGTTCTCCTCCCCCTGGTCAATGGTGTCACGCGTTTGCCTGACACCACTAACCCCGGCTAGGCGTAATCCAGTCTCCAGGAGGAATCCATGGAGAGGTCAGGAGATAGTGCATGCCAAACCACAAGAAGGCTCAGCCTTCTAGTCTCTCTCGGTATTGTACCGACAGAGCCAGGGAAGTATACGCTAGACTTCAGAGTAAGGGGGAGACACATGTTTCAGAAATGGACATGGTCTCTTTCTCTTATTCCTTTAGTCTCGCGTGTGATCTCCTGTTGCAGCACCGTCCGTGCACTCCGGATGTGGTGGGCTCGTTCAAGAGGCTCCTAAACGGAGTCCTTGAGGAGGCTGCCCTGCTGGAGTATATCGGTGCCTGTTCCAATATCCGTTCCGCTCTTGCGAGTGGACAGATAGCGGAACAGATCTCGTTTACGAGACATCACCGATGGGAACGGGTCATATGGAAAACACTCGTAAGTGTCTTCGATATGCGCCTGTGTGTACACCCTTCTCCACTCTTCAATACAGTCATGACGTTTCTTGGCTGGATGAAGAGAGTTCCTGTTTGCATCAGAGATACCCGTGAGAGTATCGATGATGTATTCGAGAATGATCGGAGATTGTCATCGATATCATTCGATGACGAGTACACACCCCAATTGGCATCGATCCTTACAGAATGGCTTTGTTCATACAAGCCATCTCGTGAGTTTCGATTCCAGCACGGGTCTGGCTCTACTGCTGACGTCGGTAAGGTCCGTTCACATAAGTGGCGGAACCACCGACACGACCTTAGAGCTCGCATCCTAATGAAGTCTGCCTCATTGGAGCTACTGGTTGAGGATGATTCGAGACTTGATATCTGTGACAGGATATCTAAGCTCGTCTTCGTCCCCAAACAAGCCGGGAAGGACCGTACAATATGTATGGAACCTTCTTGGCTTCAGTACCTTCAACAGGGCGTGGCTCGAGATTTGATGCGATATATTGAGAAGCATCCGTTGCTTTCACAATATATCCAATTCTCGAACCAAGACAACAACAGGTCACTATGTGCACAAGCTTACACACGTAAGCTATGTACTATTGATCTGTCGGATGCGTCAGACAGTGTGTCCTGGAGACTGTTGAAGCGAACAATTAGAGGTACCAGATTATATCGGTATCTCTATGCTTGCCGATCCGACTGGACATCCATCGATGGATATCTAGTCAGATTTGACAAATTCGCTCCGATGGGCTCTGCGCTATGCTTTCCGATAGAATGCGTAATATTCGCATCTATCGTCGAGCTCGCGTACAGGATACACTACGGATGTGCCAGTTCGGGCCGCCTTTCAGGCTGCTCTGTCTACGGTGACGACATAATTTGTCCCGCGGAGATATACCATCTCGTAAGAGATATTCTAGAAACCGTCGGATTCAAAGTAAATACAGATAAGAGCTTTGGCTCTGGTCCGTATTACGAATCCTGCGGTGTAGAGTATCTCTACGGTGCTCTGATCAAAACGATCAAGCACCCGCGGAGCCATCTTGTTCCAAACAAGATGGTGTCACCGGAGAGTGTCGGGTTGGTAACCGACCTCGCAAACACGCTCCTAGATTCAGGTTATTTCCTTGCACGCCGGGAGCTCCTTACGTCTTATAGGGAGTCTTCCATTCGTGTAGGTAACCGGATCTACCCATTCTTCGATGTCTTCCAGTTTGGTCCTACAACGTGTAGGACCCTTCTGGACGATTACTCTAAAGGAATTTTTGATAGCAACTATCAAAGATCCTTTAAGAGGAAAACATCGATTGAGTGGCAACCTAAGCCTTCTCTCCAGGATTGGTGTGAATTTTCGCACCGCCTTGAGGAGAATGACAAGGGTACATCTCTTTGTTGTCACGAGAGATGGTCACTCAAAGGGGCTATCGCACTCTCCAAGTTGGGTCATCAAGACCTTCTTGTGAATGGCGATATCGAGCCTGTTTGCACTACAAGAACTGGCCCGCTGCGCCCCAGGGCTCTTCTTAAGAAGATCCCCTGAGGTCACAACAAACCTCGTATCTTGTGTTCAGCCGACTTCGGCAGCCCTATTCGGGCGAGCGCAAGATGGCCTCGGTGTCACCTCCTTTCGTAGTAGGAGACCATCGAGCGCTATGGAGAGTCTAGATTCACCACTGAGTTAGGCCGGTCTAGGTTAACACCCT